TACCTAAATCATTTTGGCCTAATCGAAATATATACTTTTTACTTGCTATGAAAGGAGGGTATATGATAATGAAAATAAATAATAAAGGTAAAATGATTATTACACCCCCTAGTAATATGAAATATATAAAAGATACACCTATTTCATTATTTAATATAAGATATATTAAAGATCCTACTGATTTATCTAATGGTATATATACAACAGATAAAATACTTTTTTTGTCAAAAAATATAAATAATTTAGATATAAATGTTTATAATACTTTTTATAATATTTATGATAAAAATTCAACTAATAATTTATCTAAAGTAAGTGTTATTAATAATAATGAAATTAAATATACTAATAATATGATAAACTTTGGTCTAGATGGAATCACTTTATTAAAAAAAATTAATGTAAGCCAAAATAATAATTATCTTATTATTAATGAATTAGAACCAGGTTTTAAAGTTGAAGAAAACACTAAATTAATTTTAGTAAAAGATAAATTAGGAACACAGGATAATGTTATTAAGATATCTGGAAATATATATATAAATTATAAATTTGTGAATAAAGATAGAAGCTATTTAAATTCAAATAAATTAGTTCGTATTAATAGAAAAGAAAAAAAAGATTCTTCCAAAGGAAGATATATGGATAAATATATGCAATTACACTCAAATATATGTTCAAATTCAACTGAATTTTGTGATAGTTGTGCTGATAAAGCATATAGTATAGGACATACATATTATGGTATAGGAGATATTTACAAAGAATGTTTAACAGGTAATTCATATGATGATGGTTATTTACCTGAAGTTAATTGTAAAGAACCAAATGAATTAACAAATAATAATAAACAAGGAAAAGGAGGATGTGACTTTACTATGAATATTTATGATGCTGGAATAGAACCAATATTAATATTTAAACTGAAAGAAAAAAAATATCATCCAAGTGTTAATATGATATTTTTATGTGCTTCACAAGAAGGAACTGTTCGAATATTACTTTCTGATAAAGGTGAAATATATTTATTAAGTAATGATTTTCAAAAAAAAAATCATGGTAAACAAGAAGAAAATTTAATCAATTTAGATTCAATTATTTATAAAATAACTAATTTAACTATTAAAAATGCATTATTTTAAAATCTTTACATATAATATATTAATTACATCAAAATATTTTCATATTCAATAGCCATTATAAATTTTAATGAATATATTATATACATCTTTATATAAGTTATTAAACTTGAAAAGAATTTTCTTATATAGAATTTCAAGTTTCAAATCTATTTTTTGATGTTGTGTCAATATTAGCCACTATACTCATTATAATAAAAAATTTTGTAAATGGTTATATATTATCTTAATTTGTTTTGCCTATATAGCTCAGTTGGTAGAGCGTACGCTTAGTAAGCGTAAGGTATCAGGATCAAAACCTGATGTAGGCTTATAATACATTTATATTTTCATAATTATATTTTCATAAAATTATGAAAATATAAATATAAATATATTATAAAACTATGTTTTATAATTCATTGGTAAACTATAGAAAAATTCTAAATCCAATTACAAATAAATTAATATCAATTAATTCAAAAAATGGAATCAAAGTATTAAAAAATTATATAACAAATTTCAATAAATTAGGTGGAAAAAAAAAAACAAAAAAAAATATATGTATTGTAAGTTGTGGAGGTGGCGGAGATGCATTAGCAGCACTAATAACTGGATTTTATTATACAAATAAAAGAAAACATGATAATTTTTATATATTAGCTTCTGATTCTAATACTTTATCTTCTATAAAATATAACGTTCATACCGACTATTGTAATCTGCCGATTGATCGAGAAAAACAGGATAAATGGTTAAATAACAAAGACAAAGAAAAAAGTGATATACGTGAATCAGTTAAAACAAAACTAAGACTAGATTGGATTGGTGAAGAATTTTATACAAGAATAGGTTTAAATAATAAAGAATATCAAACTTATTTAAATTTCTTAGGTTTAAAAAAAAGTCCAATAGATAATATACTTAAACTAGAACCTTCAAAAATGAATGATTTAGATGATGATAAAAAACTAAAAATACAAACATTAAAATATAATAAAAATCATCCAGGGCCCGTGGGACCTGTGGAAAAAAATCCTTATTATGGCACTTTTTACACAGAAGCAAAAATAGCCAGAGTATTAGGTAAACCAATTTATATTATTTATGGACCAGGTGATGGTGGTGCGCCAAATTATAATGGCATATATCCAAAAAATAATAGTAAGTGGAATGAAGAAGAATTAAATGATCAATTAAATGTTACAAAAGAAGCAATTTTGAAATTTAAAAAAATCTATGAGATTGATAAATTTGTATTAGTTGATGTAGGAGGTGATATGTTTAAATATGCTACAGATAAGGATAAGGATAATGTAATAGATCATAAACCAGAACTTACAAAATTGGGTAGAGATGAATTTATGTTTTGGGCTTTTAAAGATTTATTAAATGACCGTCAAATCAATAATTTTAATGTAACTATATATGGTCCAGGTTGTGATACTCATGAATATCCAATAAATGTAGAAGAAAAATTAAAAGGTGATACTGATGAATATTCTATAAATGTAGAAGAAAAATTTAAAGAAAATATAAATATAGGAAAATATTTTATTAATGAATTTTTAAAGATCAACGATACAGATGGTTTACATGATAATACAAGAGCTAATAAAATATTTGTGAATGCATTTAAAAAAAATAAAAATGATTTTTTTGATGGATATAATCGTAGAGTAGAAATCTATAATACAGGTAAACGTAAAAATCTACGAAATTATATACATGAAAATGAATTAGATGAAAATATTATAAGTGCCGCTAAAGTTTTTGAAAAAGAATATAATAAACCTCCGTTGGAATGCCCTTCCAAACCTAAAAATAGGATATTTATTGATACACTTAAAAATATTTTAGATAAAGATGCAGAACTTATGTTATATAGTTTCAAAAAAGCTTTTATTAAATAATTTACCTTTTTACTACTTTACGCACACCTTTTTTTATAGGAGGAATGGGTTCTTCTTCCTCATCGTCATCTTCATCATCCTCGTCTTCATTGTCATTATCGTCAGTTTTTTTACTAATATTGTCAAGTTCATCGTTATCAGAGTCTTCTATAATTTCTTGAGATATTTCTGTAGGTTTATCTGTTTCAATATCTTCGTCGTCACTATCTTCAATAAATGCATAATTTGACATAGAACCCACTGTTGAATATAATTTTAATTGTTGAACACTCCACTTATATCCATATTTACCACCATTAAATGTAACTCGATCACATTTACAAATTGCTACCATTTCACATCTACCTGAAGCAAGCTTTAGTAATTCATCAATAGAAGTAATTTGTGTATCTCTTCCATTTAAAAAAGCTTTAAATCCCATACCATCATCATATACAGGAAGATTCAATTTAAGACGAGGTGCATATTTCTTATTAAGTTGTTTAGTATGTTTATCTCTGGACCATTTAATACCAGAACGAAGAAGTGCCTGACATACTGCGTGACTTGCATCTGGATTATCTACCCATGTAAAAGCATTTTTATGTGCTTGTTTAACAAGACTATCTTCCATCATTGTAATCATTTCATACAGTTCCTTAATTTTAGCTTGTTCCGGCTGTCCTGATTCTTCATCATGTTTATAACCTTTAAATGATATATCTGCTGAATAAGCCTTTTTAACTACTTTACCGGTTTTATCTGTTTCTTCATATACATTTATTCCAAAAGGACATACTACCTTTGGAGTTTGTATTATAAGCCAACTACCATTATGTAATACTTTTGCATATTTGCCTCCATAATTATTTGCAAGTGGTCCATCAAATGTCAAATTGTTTTTGTCTACTTGTTTTGCGAGAATAATTGAATTTTGGGTTGCCATATTTAATGTTTGTTTTTTGTGTTGTAGATAATACATGTAATATAATTTTAAGTAATTATAATCAAATTTTTTTTGAATTTATAAATTATATATAAAGATCTATATAAATTAATTTAAGACATCTCTAAATGAAATATATATTATAAATAAACTATTAAATATCTAAAGATATTATAAATAAACTATTAAATATCTAAAGATATTATAAATAAACTATTAAATATCTAAAGATATTATAAATAAACTATTAAATATCTAAAAATATTGTTAATTATAATTAAAATTTGATTATAAAATTATTTAAGATTATAATAAAATAAATTATAATGTCTGTGGTTAATACTTTCGTAAATGAAATTTCATTAGAAAATACAAGATGTCTGGCAAGATTAAATTCTAATCCTTTAAAACAATGTAAAAATAAAAGAAAATCGTTACTTCATGATTTTTGTGGATTACATTGTAATAAATCAAATACTCTAAAAATAGATGAACCAATTAATTTAAAAAAAAATTTATTAATTTATAGTGATTTAATTAAAGCAAATCTAAATTATAATAATCTTAAAAAATCGGATATAATATTTACTCTAAAAAATTATAATATAAATTATAGTAATAATAAATGTAATGATTTCATTACACTACATAACTTTTTCAGAGAATTAGAATTTTATAAAAACTCTATAGATAAAGTTATTTATATACAAAATTTTTATCGTAAATATAGATTAAATAAAATAAATATACTAAGAGGTCCAGGATTATTTAATAGAGAATTAATTAATAATGAAACAGATTTTTTATCATTTGAAAATTGTAAATCTATACCTAATTCAAAATTTTTTTCTTACAAAGATATTGATGGGTTTGTATATGGTTTTAATATTCAATCTATAAAATATTTAAAAGAAAATAATCCAAAAAATCCTTATAATAGAAAGGACTTAACATCTGAATCTATAATTAATTTAGATAAATTAATTAAATATGAAGAAAATTTGGGAAACAATTTATCAATTAAATTTGATATTCCCGAAGATTTATATAGTAAAATGAAACAAAAATGTATAAAAATTTTTCAAAGAATGGATGAGTTAGAATTGTATACTCAACCAAGATGGTTTTTAGATTTAGATTGCATTAGACTAAAAAATTTATATAGTAGTATAGAAGATATATGGAATTATAGGGCAATGTTAACTGATAATATGAAATTAAATTATACAAAAACAGGTCGAGCATTTTGTCATTCTATATTTGATATCAATAGAATTAATAGTAAAATTAAATTACAGGAAATTTTATTAGATGAATTTGAAAAGTTTGCTTTTCAAGGTAAAACTGATGAAGATTGCACTACATCTTGTTATTGGATATTAACCGGTTTAACAATTGTTTCATTAAATGCTGCTGAAGGATACCCTGAATTAGTGCAATCTATTTCTTATAATTGATTTTATTTAACATTAATAAATTTTTTACTATTAATAAAAAAAAAATATTATTAGTAAAAACTTTATAGAAAATTATTCTTTAATTTTGTAATAAATAAATGTTTGTAATTAAATACAAATCTTTTAAAATATATAAATTATTATTCAAATTTTTAATTAAATGTGTTTTGTTGATCATTTAGTCTTAAATTTAGATAATCTATTATTAATATTTAGATTATCTAAATGTTAACAATATAATTATTTGTTATTATTTATATTACTTTAACTTGTTTGATAAATTGTGGAGATAAATATTTCTGTAAATTAAAATAAGTATATCCTTTTTCTGAATCTGTTTTACCATCTTTACCTTTGGTGCTTGTATCCAATTTTCCTAATATACTTGCTAACTTTGGATCAGGAACAAATCTACGTCTATTTGCAGGAACTTGTAATTTAGCCTCTTTAATATATCTAGTCACTCGTTTAGTCACTTCTGTGCGAGCCATTAAAGAACCGTGATCAACACCTAAGAAATCACACAAAACATCAGATATTTGAGTAGGTTTTGCAAATCCACTTGGTGCTCTCTTAGGTTTATCTAAATTACCTGTTGTTTTTCTCTTATTTTTACCAGATGTTTTTTTTAATTCTTTACATTCTTTCATATATGATTTAAATACTTTTTTAAGAATTATTGTCATTTTTTTTTGTTGTCGTAGAAATATGTCACTCTGTTCAATTAATTCTGTAAATAATCCTTCAACTGTAGAAGGAGCAGATGAATTTATTTCGGAAGTTTCTGATTCTTTTTGTTCTGTTAATTCTTTTACCACAGCATTTTCTGGATTTTGCTTTTTATATTTAATTGATTTTTTTTTTTGTGTATTGCTAGTATTGCTTGTATTGCTAGTATTGCTAGTATTGCCAGTTTTACTATTTACAGGAGATTCAATAATTTTTTCTTCCTTAATAGGAAGACTAGCAGATGTCGATGTATTTGTTTTCGATTTTTTTGCCATTATAATATACAATTTTTTTTTTTTATTCTGGTTTTTACGCGGTTATGTTCTTTACACATACCTTAACTTTAAGTATATTTTTTAGAATAGACTTATTTATACTACTTTAAATATTAAGATTTATTTGTTTTAAAAATATATTTAAATTATTAAATTAGTTTTTGAAGTGTTTTATTTAAATTTTTATTAAACTATTTTGAAATTTTGAATTAAAAGGAACATAAGAACTTTTAACAAAATTCATTTTAAAATCTTTTTTTGTATTATACATTTTTTGTATTCTGTGTGTATAAATTTTTTCATCTATTGTTGAATTTACTTTTAAAAATTTTTTTAGATTTAAAATATTAGGTTTTTTAATTGTATTAATATTAATAACATCATATATATCTATATTTATGTTATTTAATTTATATATATTTCTAGATGTTATATAATCATAATCTTTTGGAAATTTTATTAAATTACATTTTTTTTGTATCTCTTCTATATTTTTATATTTTTTTATTAATTTATAAGCTAATTTATAATCTATTTCTCGTAATTTATTTACATAATCATTACCACATAAAATACATAAATCTATGAATTCATCATATTTTAAATTTAATTCTGATAACAACATATTTAAATCATATTCAATAATATAATCGAATTTATTTGAAAATTTTCTCAAAGTTAATTTAGATCCACATGCAATAGTATCCATATCTTCAGATAATACTAAATCAACAATATTATTTTTTATTAAAGCAGAACAATAATGCTCCGCTTCACAAGGCGCAAAAATATAATTTACACCCATATATTCAAATAATGTAGTAATATTAGATATTACTTCTTTTGTTATAAATACTAGTTTATTGTTTAAATTTTCTATTTCTTTATAAAATTTTAATTTTAGTTTTTCTTTTTCTAAATTATTTATACTTGTATCTAAATCTAATAGTTCTATGCTTTTGTTATAATTTATTATTTTATTTTTTAATTTAATTTTATTAGATTTTCTTAATATAAGTGTAGGTTCTTTTTCTATTGGAGGTTTTCCATCAAATATAAATATTGGAATTATATCATGTTTTTTTAACTTATTTACTAAAAAAAATATTCCATTTATACTATTATTATTTCCATATAAATATTTATAAATATAAACATTTGCATCAATTGCTATTTTTTTTTTTTTATATTCAGATAAATGTTTTGTATTTATAGATTTTTTACAATATTGTAATATAAGTGTATTAAGATTTTTAATACCCATAAATATTTCTAATATTTATAATATATCTTAATAAAACATTTATATATAAATATTTAATCTTAATTTCAATAATATTTAAAGAATTTTTTATATCTTAATGTTATTCCAATTAAATTCATTTATAGTCATTCGTAATGTATTATATAGCTTATCTGAAATTTTAAAATCATTTATAAATTTTATGGTCATTAGATTTTCTAATATTTCTTTATAAATATCTTCTATTATTATATTCTCGTTAAACATCCATTTTTTTATAAAATTATTAACATTATATATTATACCTAATTTACAAAAAAAATACGCTGTTATTGAAGTTTTTTCTATCCAATTTTTGTTTGATTTAAAACAACAATTTTTACATAAAAAATTTTTAGGATTTGTTTTATAAAATTTCATTATTTTTGAACATTGAAGTATATTAAATTTAATTTCTAAATTTATTAAATCATTAATCTCAATATTTGTTAATAAAGAGTTAATTATACAATTTGATATAGTTGCAATACTTTCTGTAAAAGATTCAAAAAAATTAATTTTATTAAATTTTGAGATATTAAAATTACATTTTAGTTGTTTTTCTATTATATTATCACTTTCAAATAAATAATTATCTATTTTAAGTGCATGAACCATTTCATGAATTGTTAATTTTTCACACTCTTCTTTTCTATATATAGTTATTTCTGATTCATTTGTATTTATATTAGTAAATCCAGAATTAATTTCATTTACACCTAAAAATTTTTTATTATGAGGCATTTCTTTTTTAAATGTAGTTAAATAATAATTTAATTTTATATTTACCTTATCTATATTATATAATACTATTAAATAAAATGCTTTAACAATTATTATTGTTATATCTAATGCATTATATGTTTGATCTTTCATAAAAAAATTAAATTTTAACTTTTTATCATTAAGATATACATTAAATTTTAAATTAAATTTTAGCTTTTTTATTATTTCTATTTGAATATTTAATGGAATATATTTAGAAATTATGTCTTGAGAATAGTATTCGATTATGTTTTTTACATCATTATCATTATTTATAAATAATAATTCATATAATATTATATTAAGTTTATCATCATTTGACTCTATAATTTCTTTTTTTTTTTCCTCTGATATATTATCTTGTTTTAAATAATTTAAAATATTTTGTATTTTATTATCATATATATTTAAATTTTTAACTTGTTTTAGGAGTGTAATTGACACATTGTCTATATTAAATTCTGGTATTTTAATTATTTTGATATCAGTAATTTTAATGTTATTTAATATATAATCTATAATTTTAATTGATTTTTGTTGCAATAGCAATATATATAGATTATCTCTATTAAATCTATTATCAGCTATTTTTATCTTTAAACTATTAATTTCTGATATTAAATCAATATTAATATTCATGTATATTTATATATTATATTTTTAAAATTAATATATATCAATACTATTTTTAAAAATAAAATTTGTTATATAAATATAAAAGAGAAACAGATTAAAACATATCAAAACAAACAAAAATGAGGTATAAAGTATGAAAAAGAGGGTAAATGAGGGAAAATAGGGTAAATGAGGGGAAATAGGGTAAATGATGGGAAAAGATGGTAAATGAGGGGAAAAGATGGTAAATGAGGGGAAATATGGTAAATGATGGGAAAAGATGGTAAATGAGGGAAAAGATGGTAAATGAGGGAAAATAGGGTAAATGAGGGGAAATATGGTAAATGATTGGAAAAGATGGTAAATGAGGGGAAAAAGAGTGTAAAATGAGGGGAAATAGGGTAAATGAGGGGAAAAAGAGGGTAAATGAGGGGAAATATGGTAAATGATGGGAAAAGATGGTAAATGAGGGGAAAAAGAGGGTAAATGAGGGGGAAAAGATGGTAAATGAGGG